AACATCAAGTTATGCCTTTCTTTGGTGAAGGAGAACGTCGTTCTATTGCCATGAATTGGAATGTAAACGACAGCGAAGAAGAACGTAAAAAATATATGTCTGATCGTGAATCAAAACTATACGACGAAAAGAAAAAAGAATTAAATGAATGTTAAAGTGAAGTGTAAAATGAAATCAACACAAAAATATCCAGTTGAATATAAATATAATGAAGATAAAATTCTCTCTGATTTAAAAGATTATATCGATGATACTTATAACGAACATTACAGTCAAAACAAATTTCAAGCCACAGAGTTTATCATGGATAGTGGGCATGGAGAAGGTTTTTGTATTGGTAACATTATGAAATATGCTCAGCGATATGGAAAGAAGAATGGTAAAGACCGAAAAGACTTGATGAAAGTTGTGCACTATGGTATAATAGCACTATACAATCATGATAAAGAATTAGACAAACATGACAAAAAAAGATTAAATAATCCCAATCAACCTACTAACTGGCCGGAATCAACTAAATCTTATGATACCGGATATGACTAAATTAATGAGAATATATGATGAAACTAAGTGACCAAACAGTATCAGTGTTGAAGAACTATTCAACAATCAATCAAAATCTTTTGATTAAATGCGGTAATACATTGCAAACAATGTCTGCCATGAAAAATATTGTGTCAAAATCTATTGTTACAGAAGATTTTAAAAGGGATGTTGCAATTTATGATTTAAATGAATTCCTTTCTAGTATGTCTTTATTTGATAAACCTGAAATGGATTTTAAAGATGATTTTGTTGTTATGAGCAATGAAGGTTCAAATAGTAAATTGAAATATTGGTACTCTGACCCATCAGTTGTAACTACTGTATCAAAAGAAATACAAATGCCAGAGTGTGAAGTTAAGTTTTCTCTTTCCAGTGATATTCTATCTAATGTTCAGAAGGCTGCAGCAGTTATTGGTGCACCTGATATGGTATTGGAGGGTGGTAATTTGCGAGTCACTGATAAGAAGAATGACACTGCTAATGCTTATTCAATTACTGTCCGTGAGCGGCCGCTCCCAGGCGTTGAAGTTGTCGGTGAACCTGATGAACGAGATTACAAGTTTTGGTTTAAGGTTGAAAATTTGAAACTTCTGCCAGGAACTTATGATGTTAGTATTTCCTCAAAACGGATTAGTCATTTTAAAAACACAAATGTAGATATTGAATATTTTATTGCTCTTGAACCTGAATCATATTTTAACTCTGATTCTTAAAAGGTACTTATATTATGAACGAATTTTTGTGGGTGGAGAAATATCGTCCAACGAATCTTGAAGACTGTGTGTTACCGGCTAGTCTTAAAAACACCTTTAAAGAATTTGTGGCAGAAGGAAATCTACCTAATGTCACATTTTCTGGTGGGCCTGGAATCGGAAAGACTACAGCAGCAAAGGCAATTCTTAATGAATTAGATTTAACTTACATGATGATTAATGGTTCAGAAGAATCTGGTATTGATGTTCTACGAACCAAAATCAAAAACTTTGCTTCTACTGTGTCTCTTCATGGTGGTCGTAAATATCTCATTCTTGATGAGGCAGACTACCTTAATCCACAATCCACGCAACCAGCTTTGCGTGGGTTTATTGAAGAGTTCAGTTCTAATTGTGGGTTTATTCTAACCTGCAATTATGTGAATCGTATCATACCAGCATTGATATCTAGATGTCCAACATATGATTTTTCAATTCCTAAATCAGAGAAACAGCAACTTGCAAGTGACTTTTTTAAAAGTTCACTAAATATCTTAAAAACAGAAGATGTTGAATTTGATGCTGCAGCAGTTGCTGGAATTGTTAATAGACATTTTCCTGATTGGCGTAGGGTTGTAAATGAACTTCAAAGATACTCTGTTTCTGGAAAAATCGACGCAGGTATTCTTGTAGATATATCTGATGATAATATTAAAGAACTCATGAATTTCATGAAACAGAAGGAGTTTACTAATGTTCGCAAATGGGTTGTTAACAATCTTGACAATGATCCAAGTCGTTTGTTCAGGAATATTTATGATACTTTGTATGATCATATGGATGGCAGTAGTATTCCCCATGTTGTTGTTATATTGGGTGAATACCAATATAAATCAGCTTTTGTCGCCGACCAAGAAATCAATACTCTAGCTTGTCTTACTGAAATCATGGCAAGGGCGAAGTTCAAATGATTGTTGTAGATGATTTATTAGATGATCATTATGCAGAATTGGTTCATATTCAAATGAGAACAGTTTCTTGGCAATACAATTATTCTTCTGTAAAAGGAAAACTAAATAAACATTGGCATGTGTTTTGTGGTCACGATATGGATGAGGTTGAAGACAATAATTTTGAATGGGCTTTGCCTATTTGGGAAAGTGTTAAACGAAAACTTAAACTAGAGGATTCATATAGAATTTATGATTTTGACCGTATGTATATGAATGCTCACACCTTCGGAACTGAACCACATATGCATACCGATGATGGTGACTATACTATGATATATTATCCAAGAATGGACTGGAAAAAAGAATGGAATGGTGGTACAATGATTAAAGATGAATTGTGTGATTATGTTGGTAATAGATTAGTTATGTTTCCTGCATCAGATAATCATCAAGCCATGTCATTGAGTCGTGATTGTTATGAATTGAGATCGGTGATTGTTTTTAAAACTAGTGCTGCAAAACATCAATACACACATTGGATGCAAAGTCTGGGATGAAAAATTATGTATGAATTGAAAGTTAAAAATGGAACGTATACAGCAGACAACTGGATAGCATTGTGGTGGGTAGTATTATGTCACCGCCTGTCTCATCTCCGTAAGGGTGAGGGATTTGCTGATTAATGTATGAACTAAAAGACTACCTCAATGCAATCAATCAAACTAAAGAACCTATTATGGATGGAGATGATGAAATGTGGGAAAAGAAATATCCCCCATTCGTTATAAATAAATGTTTACATGCTTTTCAGGATACAATTTTATTTGTAAATGAAATGAATCAACTCCCTAACACTGATAAAAAACTTCAGTTCGATTTTTACCTAAATAGTTTACGACCAAGAAAAAGATTCTCTCCTTGGTTGAAGGCGAAGAAATTAGAAAATCTAGAGTATGTTAAAGAGTATTATGGTTATAATAATGAAAAGGCTAAGTCTTCTCTTGATATATTAAATGATGAACAGATTTCCGCTATAAAACAAAAATTATATAAAGGTGGAAGACATGCAAGAAATGGAAGAAATTAATTGGTCGCAAAAAGATATGTTCGAAGTAACATTGAAGGAACCAGATGATTTTCTAAAAGTTAGGGAAACACTTTCTAGAATAGGTGTAGCATCTAAAAAAGAAAAAAAATTATATCAATCTTGTCATATTCTACATAAACAAGGAAAATATTATATTGTTCATTTCAAGGAACTTTTTGCTTTGGATGGTAAAAGAACAAATCTATCAGAGAATGATATTGCAAGAAGAAACACAATTGTGAATCTTCTTAATGATTGGGGTTTGGTTGGCGTTGCTGATGAAACAGGACCATCTGCTCCTTTGAGTCAAATCAAAATTATATCTTTTAGAGAGAAAAATGATTGGTTGTTAGAAACAAAATATAATATTGGTAAAAAACGAGAATCTTAATGGACAATTTCAAGTCTTTTATAACTGAAGCAAAGGAAGAACCATATCGTTTATTGATACTTTCTAGTAAACCAAAAAATCAACAGTATTTTCGTACAGCACAAAGGTTGGTGGATGAAAGTAAAAAGGCAGGCATTGAGTCTTATGTTCTATTCGTAGAATCTGGTAAAATCATAGATGGTAAAGCTTATCAATTTGATGATAAAAAAGGTTTTGAAATTGATTCTAGCAATACAGTAGCAATTGTTCGTGGTTCTGTTGCATCTAGAGATGCATGGATGGATATGGTTTCCCAACTAGAAAAGATGGGAATATGTTGTGTCAATTCAAGACGAACAATTGAAATGTGTGCTGACAAATATTGGACTTCGCTGCGATTATCTGATTCTGGTATACCTACTCCCAAAACTTCATTGTTACAGTCTGAGGAACAACTACAGAGTAGTCTAGATATCATTGGTGAAGACTATCCACTGATTTTAAAGACGTTACGTGGTTCTAAAGGTATTGGTGTTATTTTTATAGAATCTAAAAGACAACTTAGTTCCTTAGTACAGTTACTATGGAAACAAGATGCCGAAACAGAAATTCTATTACAAACATATATTAAATCTGATTTTGATGTACGTGTAATTGTTCTCAATGGAAAAATTCAAGCTACAATGCGTAGAGATGTTCTAAAGGGTGATTTTAGAAGTAACTATTCTAGAGGTGCTAAAGTAAAACAATATAAACTATCTGACGAGGAAATTAGTATATGTTTGAAAGCTGATAAAGCTGTAAATGGCGTATGGACTGCTGTAGATTTCATTAAAAAAGGTAAGGATACTTTTGTACTTGAAGTGAATAGTTCTCCTGGCACTGAAGGTATTGAAGAAGCAACTGGTAATAATATTCTTAAAGAATTGATAGAACATTTCAAGAATAAATCAAATTGGAGATATACTGCACTAGAAATTGGCCATAGAGAAATTGTATCAATAAAACCTTTTGGTGAAATACAAGCAAAATTTGATACAGGCAATTCTGCATCAGCTTCAACTATACATGCTGATAAGATTGATGTTAATGGTAAAAAAGTTACTTGGTCATATAACGGTAAAACATTGACAAGCAAACTTCAAAGAACTGTAAAAGTTGATGTTGGTGGGTTGAACAATTATACAGAAGAAAGATATGCTATTTTGTTAGATATAGAATTTGCTGGTTCAATCTATAAAGATGTTGAAATACTATTAGACAATAGAGAAGGTCGAAGTCCATTGCTATTTAATCGTGATTTTATGAGGCGATCAAATGTGATGGTAAATCCATCAAGAAAATATATCGTTACTACACCATTTACCCTTGACAAATAATATCAATCATGGTATACTTTTATAATGAACTTCTACACAAATGTTATTCAGTGGGGCAACACTCTTCTTGTAAGAGCAGTTGAAAATAATCAACGAGTACAAAAAAGAATTCGATATGAACCAACACTGTTTGATCTTGTAAATAAACCAACAGGATACAAGACTCTTGACGGTAGACATGTTCGGCCTAATAAATTTGATTCTATTCGTGATGCTAAAGATTGGTATAACGACAGAAAAGACCAAGACATTGTGTTTGGTAATAATCAATACAATTATTGTTATATCTCTGACCAACATCCAAATGATGTTAAATGGGATATAGACAAACTATTAATTGTAACGATTGATATTGAAGTTGAATGTGAAAATGGTTTTCCAAATCCCCAAGATGCAGCAGAACCATTGCTTTCAATCACGATAAAAAATCATCAAGACAAGAAAATAAAAGTCTGGGGATTACATTCTTTCGAAAACACTCGTGAAGATGTAACTTATATTCATTGTAATAATGAACGTGATTTGTTTGAACGTTTTCTTTATGATTGGCAATTAATGTGTCCTGATGTAATTACAGGATGGAATACAGAATTCTTTGATATTCCATATCTTTGTAATCGTATTAGAAATATCTTTGGTGAAGAATCAATAAACCGTCTATCGCCTTGGCAACAAGTTCAAGAGCGTGAAGTTTATAAGATGGGCCGTAAACATCAGATTTACAATATCTATGGTGTTGCTGCTCTTGACTATCTTGACTTGTATCGTAAGTTTACATACACAAACCAAGAACGTTACACACTGGATCATATTGCATTTGTTGAACTGGGTGAACGTAAAGACGGTAATCCATATGAGACATTCAGAGAATGGTATCAAAAAGATTATCAATCTTTTATTGAATACAACATCAAAGACGTTGAGATTGTCGATAATCTAGAAGACAAAATGCGACTGATTGAGTTGTGTTTGACTATGGCTTATGATGGTAAAGTTAATTATACTGATGTTCTTGGTACAGTTCGTTATTGGGATGTTGTAATTTACAATCATCTAAGAAAAAAGAATATTGTTATTCCAAGAAAAACGGATTCAAAAAAGACTGAGAAATTTGAGGGTGCTTATGTAAAAGTTCCACAAGTTGGTATGCATAATTGGATAATGTCTTTTGATTTAAATTCATTGTATCCTCATTTGATTATGCAATATAATATTTCACCAGAAACTTTGGTGAATAGTGGAGACGACATTGTTGAAGGTATGGTTGATAAAATCCTAGAAGGTAAAACCACAAACAAATCTTCATTGTGTATGACTCCAAACGGTGCATTTTTTCGGAAAGACACGAAAGGATTTCTGCCGCAATTAATGGAGAATATGTATAATGATAGAGTCAAGTATAAAAAACTTACGCTTGAAGCTAGACAACAATTTGAAGACACTGGAGACAAAAAACTTCTCAAAGATATATCTCGATATAACAATATCCAAATGGCAAAAAAGATTTCTCTCAATTCAGTTTATGGGGCAATTGGGAATAGTTGGTTTCGGTATTATGATCTTATGGTTGCTACAGCAATTACAACTTCTGGTCAATTATCTATTCGATGGATTGAAAAAAGTATTAACACTTATCTTAACACAATTCTAAAAACAAAGGAGATTGATTATGTTGTTGCGTCAGATACGGACTCTGTATATATCACTTTTGACAAATTGGTTAATAAAGTGTTTAATGAGGGAGCTGAAACTGAAAAAGTTATCGCCTTCTTGGATAAAATTGCAAAAGAGAAGTTGGAACCATTTATTGATAATTCTTACAAAGTTCTTGCTAAAATAATGAATGCATATTCCCAGAAGATGGAAATGGGAAGAGAAGCAATTGCAGACAAAGGTATATGGACTGCAAAGAAAAGATATATTCTAAATGTTTATGACATGGAAGGTGTTCGATACAAAGAACCAAAACTGAAAATCATGGGTATTGAAGCAGTCAAGTCATCAACTCCTGCACCATGCCGTGATAAGATTAAATCAGCACTCAAGATTATTATGAGTGGTGATGAGAAAATGTTAAATGATTTTATACAAGATTTTCGTGAAGAGTTTATGAAACTTGACCCGAAAGAAATTGCGTATCCAAGAAGTTGTAATGGTGTGCAAAAGTTTAAAGGTGAATCGTCATTGTTTGGTAAGGGTGCTCCTATTCATGTGAAAGGTGCAATATTGTATAATCATCTGGTGAGCAAACACAAACTAGAAAACAAATATCCTCTTATACAAGAAGGTGACAAAATTCGTTTTATTCATATGAAACAACCAAACATATATCAATCATCAGCCTTTTCTTTTATGACAGAAGTTCCAAAAGAACTTGACATTGTGAGTAAAATAGACTATGATACACAGTTCGAGAAGAGTTTTATTGAACCATTGAAATTCATCACAGAAAAAATACTTTGGCACATTGATGACAGTTATGGTTCGCAGAATAGTTTAGAGGAATTTTTTGGGTGAGTAATATAA